GTCTAACACCCTGCCTAATGGGAATCTCTTTAAAGATACCCCATTGGCGGTTAGAATAGGTCTTTTCAGAATTTATCTTTCCGCCTCCTGATTCCATGACAGCATCATAGATGAGCTGTTTATCGTAGGTCATGTGGGGGATGACTGCGTCATCGCCACATGTGTCTAGGATAGACAGGCCAGCCTCTGATGCGGCATGGATCGATTGAAGGGCTAGAACGGGCCAACTTGTTGGCTCGCCCATCATAGCTCCTGTTCGGGAAATGAGGGGATTGTCGTTTTCGACAGCCCCCATCCAATTCTCAAACTCGATTCGAAAGCGCTCAAGGGCTGTATGGATTGTTTGCCTATCGAGGCACACAACATCAGCACCAATGGGGCTTACGGTAGATCGATCCTCACAACAGAATATGTTGTTGATGATGGAACTAAATGACAAATCAAAATCAGGGATTTTGAAGTCAGGCGCATCGGTTAAATCCGACACAAGCCTTCTCGGGCCGAATATTTTATCGAACCGATCAGGCGTGAAAAGCTCCTTGATATCGTTAGGGCAATGCTCTAAGATAGCAAGGTAGGCTCCACGCGTTAACCAAAACGGGTGGAGGTCTGTTGCTGCAGTCATGTCCTGAGAATAGTAATATTCATCGGGAGCATTTGCTGCTAAAACAACGCGTTGGGAGCCTCCTATTGACTCAGAAGTCCTAGGATCGCGTTCCAACCAACAGTCCATAGCAGACCGGATTGTCTGCTGGAGAATGTTCGCACCGGTCATTCCGGCGGTGGGCAATCGAGTTTTCAGACCTTTCTCTGTGGCCAGTAAAGGCTGACAGGGGAGGGTTTCGAAAAAGTCGACCTGGCGCAGCACTGCTCTTTGGAAATACCAATTGAGACATCGAGTCCTGCGCCAAGCATCGGGATCACATGGAACTCCTAGAATATCTAGGAGGTCATCTATCTCGAGAGATTCTGCGTAATCCTCAATTTGTTTGAGGGTAAACAGAAACGGTTCTCTGTCGTTCAAGGTGACAGTTTTATCACCTACAGCGCCAGGAAACAAAGGACCTCCTTTTTCTGAAAGAACCTTTGGGAAGAACAGGAATTTACCTGTTCCTCTCCCGTAAGGGTCTAAAGGAAGGTCAGAGACATTAGGTTCGCCTGAGGCGGTATGACGCGCACGGGAATCTGCTGTTTTAGCAAATACCCAGTGCTTAAGGCGCCAATCGTCGATATGGTCCTCCCATGTTTCATAGAACATGCCCTCGGATATTTGGCATGCAATCTCCCAAAGGATTAAATGCTGATATGCGAGGCTATGTCCGCCTTTCTTTCGAGGGTATCCTATACCTTTCGAGAGAGAAGGATTTACCGTCACCTTAATACGGGACGGAAGAAATTGGGCTGCCCAATCTTGGCAGAATGTTCTCCAAGTTGGGTGCTCAGGGCCTGGGGTAGTCATTAGACGCTCAAGCCACTTTCCTAGCATGTTGTCATACTCACCATCCAGAGTCTCATCGTCCAATGGAGGAAGAGCTCGGTTGATGTAAGAACAGTCAAGGAAAGCCCGTTTCGGTGCATTAGATCTTTCTAAGAACCGGAAAAGGAAATGTGGTTCCTGAGGGTAAATATCCTCAAAGAACCACGCTCTTGTGGAGTCAGAGAACTTTTTAAGATCTCGCCCTACAGAGACAGGGTTTGAAATGATATCATGCTTAAGACGGTCAATTTGCCGTCTGAGTCGTGTATCAGGTTCAATTCCCCACTGTCTCCGAAGCATTTGTAGAAGAATACAAATGGCATCGAAGGTAGTCCGAATGCTATCGAGATACGTAAGTTTCTCGTAATACTTTCGGCGTCCTATGTAAAAAGTAGGAATCCACTCCGAATTTAGGGTATAAGCCGCTATTTTCGAGAGTCCATAGTCACCATTGACAAACCTTAAGAGTTTGTCAATAGGAACTGCGTATGCCTCCGATAAGAGATCAATGATCTCAGGAGTGATTCGATAAATTGGGCGTAGAGCACGTATAACGCGTTCTATTGCCCAAGATTTCCCTTTTTCTGGCGAAGGCTCGAAGAGTTTTAGACTCTCCGGGCCTAAAGCCCTTTTTGGGATGTGGCTGAGGATTTTGAAAACCTCAGCAGGGTAGACAGGGAGGAGATCATGTCCCTTCCTTGTCCGCCCTTCCATATGTGTATCATATGGAGCGCGGCCGTTAGTACTCGCTATGAAATAATAATCATAGCGAGCTAAGTGGTTGACATCTTCTAGGAAAATATGGTGGAATCCTAGGCCAATGGCACTAGGATAAAACACCTTATCTCCTAGAAGAGACAGATCAGGGTTTAAC